GCTATCTGTAGCATCTAATCCTTTACCATAAATCATTTCACTAATACCATTTATAATAGCATTGTTAGTTGGGCTACCATTGTATCTATCAATAAGATACTGAAAGTACATATTATCTTCTCCGTATTGTATATAGTCCTTGTTTTTAATTTCTTTTATTTCAGGACTTGTATATGTACTTAAATTAATTACTCTTAAATCACTCATATTATTATGTAATCGTTATCATTCATAGCTTCTTGGCTATCAGTTGTATATTCTCCACTATTTATATTATAGTAGTCATTATTACCTTGGTTAATTGTTTGATCTGTAACAAAAACTTTGTCTTTGAAAATAATAACATTACCACTTCTAAATACTGTTAAATCATAAAATCTACCCTCTTTTAAAATACTATTATCTTCACTATCAACATATCCATCTTGATTTACAAAAGATAAATAATTTTTAAAACTGCTTGTATCAGTATTTATATTTTCATAAGTAAATGTTTCATTTGTGCTATTATCACGCATAGTAACTTTTAAAACTGAAGCAAACTCTCTGGGTATTATCTTTAAACTTTGCCCAGATGCACTTGTTGTCATTATCTTCATATCTATATAACAATATTAATTAAGTTTTTTGTAAAAAAAAAGAGGACATATAGTCCCCTTTCTTCGCATTTAATTAAAAACCCAGATTACGGTGTTGGATCAATCGGAGTGTAAGTAGCTTCTGCTGGTGCTGCTGCACAGAAGAATGGAGGCTCAGTTTCTTGTGCTGATAACACAAGTGTAAATCCTGATAAATCTCCCATTGCTGCTCCTGTAACCATAGTACCACCTGTTACTTCTGCTCCGTGTACTTTACCAACTAAAAAGTGGTTTCCGTTATAATCCTCAACAACTACTTGTGGTCTGCCGTGAGCAAGTAATTTAATTTGCTCTTGTGTTTCTACATCTAAATAAGTAAATGTTATATTTAGTGTACTTTCGTAAAAAGTAGTTCCGTTTTCTCTTGATGAGTTAATTGCAGTTTCTAATGAAGAATTGCCTTTAACATCATACTGATAAAACTCCTCGCTTCCATTAAAAGTAATTGTTCCTGATGAATCCGATAAGTCAGCTACATTTGTAGTATCGTAATTGGAAAAATAAATAGTTTTTATTCCACCAACTCCACTTTTACAAGGTAAGCTTCTTCCGTTTGATATATTACAAGCCATATTTTATTTTTTTATTAAAAAAGGGCAGATAGGTTAAACCCCCACCTACCCTTTTAAGTTAAACTATCTATTATTTATTATGCTAAAGTAAGTAATACTAAATCACTTCCGATACCATACTGAACACCAGCTGTAAATCTCATAATAACTCTTACGTTTTGAGATCCATCTAAGTCAGCCATATCTAATACTTTAACCTCGTTTAGTTCATTGTATAAACCTGTACCAAAGTATAAGTTAGATTTTTGTCCTGCAACTGCGTGATCACTTGGCATACCTGGAGCAAGTACCACTTGAATTCCATCAAATGATAATGCATTACCATTGTTATACCATAGCGCACCTCTGTTATCAACACCTGCTGCACCTAATCCTGAAGCACCATATCCACCTAAATATCTGATATATGCCTGATATGCAACTGGTGGTAAGAAAATAGCTAAATCTTCTTTTCCATAAACTGCGTTTGGCACAGCATCTACGATATTAGCAAGAAGTGTGTCAATGTTAGATGAAGTAAATGCAGTTTCAGAACCATTAGCTGCATCGTTAACATCTGAATCAGCTGCCATTAATACAGTAAATCCATCAAATTCTCCAGCAGTAGCATTCACACCACCCCAGATGTTTTGTTCTGTTTTTTGTGCAACTTTTCCTGCAACGTGCTCAACTAAGAATCCTGCAAAGTCTGGAGGTAATTGATCGTCCATTACTCCAAAGCCCATTTGAACAGCTTCCCAGTCACTTCTGAAATCTTTTTTACATAACTCAACGTTCACTTGGAACTCCTCTGGTTGTATAATTCTTTCAGTCAAAGTAATTGTACCAGTATCTGCAAAGTCACAAGTTGCATCTTTAATAAGGTTTGCATCTGTTGCAACATTCTTAATTACTGATTTATACTTAATATTTGGTGAGATAGTGATATTATTGTTTCTTAATGTATCACCACTCAATAATGCTGCTGAGATATATTTTCTTGAAAACTCTCCAGCATAAGTAGTTGTAATTGATGTAGTAGTAGCCATAATTATTTCTATTGTTTATTTAATTGTTTCTTAATATTTGTTTTACGTATTCGCTTGTTGTCATAGGACCTCTTGCGAACTTAAATCCTGATTTTTTAACTTCTTTGTTTTCAGGGCTATGCTTTAAAGGAGCAGCAGCTGGTTGAGATAATTCTTCTTTTAGCTGATCTTCTTCACTCATAAGCTCTGTCATTACTTTTGAAAGGTTTTCAGTCATTTCTTTTTCTTCCTCATCTTTTTTGATATTCTTAATATCTTCAATAGCTTTTTTAAGATCGTCCATTTCTTTTTGAAATTCTTCTCTTGTTACATAAGCCATTTCTTCTTTATCTTCTTCTTTTTCTTCTTCTTCAACTTCTTCTTCTTCTTTATCTTTATATTCAAAGACTTCTGAAATAAGACCTTCTTCTTCTACCTTTAAAGTTCTGCCATCTTCTAATTGGTATTCTCCAATAGGAAGTGCAATTTTTTCATCTTCTGATAAAATAAATACTTCTTTACCAGCTTCAAATGTTTCTGCTTCTAAAACAGTCCCATTTTCTAAACTTAATTTTTCGAGTTGGATGTTTTCCATACCTAATAAATTTTTAATTTGTGATAATAATTCTTGAGACTTCATATTGACATAACAAAGCCTTGAAAATAATTTGCGTTTAAGCAATTAATTTATTGATCCTATGCCTTGTGACTGATAGTGTCCATCACAACATTTTATAGAATAGGTTTCTTCATCCCAGCATAAACAGGCTCTATTACCACCCCTTGGGCTTGAGTATTTGTCTGATATATCTATATATCTTTTTTTATATCTACCTGCTGATGTTCTACGCATAGCTTTGTGTTTTTTGTATAAAGTATATAATATCCCAAACTTGTGCAGTTCCTCCTGTAGCAGTAATCTTCCATTGACTACCATTGCTTACAAAATCTGAAGTTGCATAATATTGAAATACTTGATGAAATTCGTGAGCAACATCATTACCTTTTGGAAATGGTATATCTACTCCTACTCTTTCATAAGGCGTACCATTAACAGAATCTAATTGTAATCTAATAAATGTTTGGTTAGCGTTTGGTGCTTGACATTTAAATACTACAGTTGCTACATATACATCGTTTTCATTATCTGCTAATACTTTTTCAGTTGTTGAGTTATAATAGTCAATACCTGTATAACTTCTATATACACTTGCTCCATTATTAGGCAATACTACTTCTGTGTCTAATGCTAAAGATAATTTACTTGCTGATGTATATTGTCCGTCATCATATCTTGTCCAGCCTAAGCCTGTACCAATACCAGACTGCGGATGAAGTTTAATCCATTCGCCATTATATACAGTCCATACACCACTTTCTGTTGTAACGTACGCACCCTCCTCAATTTTATATTGGTTTCTTATTTCTTCGGTATCTACATCTACCTGAACTTTATATGAAGTATTTTTTATCATTTAGTTTTTTTTACACAATTAGGAACTCTTTTACCACTTTTACCAGTTTTCCAGCCTTTTTGCTCATATCCATCCCAGCAAGGACTTTTTGTAGTTTTACCTGCTTCTATTGAGTGTTGTTCACAAGGCATATACCATTGCTTACCCTCTACTTCGTGAACGTGATAACCCTCACAGCCTAAATCTTTAGCCATTTCTTCTGCTTTTTCTTTGGATGAATATGCAAGCCTATCATCAATTATAGCATAGTCATCATTAACTATTTCTGCTTCTAATTTAATCTCCCCTAATTGTTTTAATTTGCTTTCAGCCCATCTCTTAGCTGCTTTTCCACCCCATAATAAATAACTTATAGTTCCACAAGCCTTTGAATCTCCCTCATCATAATATTCTTCAGCCCTACTTAAATAACTATAAAGTCTTTTAATTGTTGATACTGAAAGCTTTTCTTTTGCTACTAATTGTCTTGCTCTGTTTTTGCCAACCAAAGTTGCGCACTTGTTATTTACTTTTTTATTTAATTCAATACCTCTTTTAGCATTATTTACTACTGCTTGTGGATAGTCGTTGTATGTTTCTAATTCTACTTCTTCTGATAATAATTCTTTAATAGCTGATAGCATTTCTTCACTTTCTTGCTCTGCAAGATCTTTAATAGTTTTATCTTTAGGTCTTTCCATTTTATCAGCAAAATAACCCTCAACACTAAATCCTTTTACTTTTCCTGTTTTAACATACTCATTCCATATATCTTCATTATTTACTTTTATTGCACCCATCCAAGTACCTACAGGAACATCCATTCCATATTTTCTTGACTTGTCGTGTATCTCATCTTCTACTAACCAGCTTTCTACAAGAGTTAATCCTTTTATACTATGTTGGTGTTCTAATGTAGATTTACTTTGATTACCTTTCATTAAAAAACCCTCAGAAGCCTTTCTAACAGTATCTTTTGAAAAATATATATAATATTCATCTTCTCCGTTTCTACGATATATAGGCTTATTAGGAATTAATAATGGACCTAATAAAATCTTTTTTTCTTTATCTAATTCTGCAAGCTTTATTTCTTGATGATTTTTAAGTGCAATAAAATCTTCTTCTATTGCTGGGTTTTCTACCACAGATATTGCTTCAATACCTGCAAGTTCATCAAGTTCATCTATTACTAATTCAACTATTTTCATACTTATATAACATTTTTAAAATTATCTTTTGCTATCCTAAAGCACTTTCTTGTATTATATTTCGATCTAAACCTTGTGCTGTTGTTACATCTCCTGCAACTACATAGGCTTTTACAGGTTGTCCTGTTCTTTGTGCAATAGTTTGTGCTAATTGATTTTCCGGTGCTGCTCCTACTATATTAAATGCCGGTGCTGCGGTTGTTATTTGTGGTGCTTGTATTTCAGCTCCACCACCCCCTGATGCACCAACACTACTTGCAACCTGTTTAGTTTTACTTACAGCTGCTTTAATTGCAGCCACAACACCTACTGCCTGTGCAGCATAAGCAAGTAATAAAGGAATGTTTTGTGGAAAACCTACTTTAGCTGTTTCTGCCGAACCTTTTGCAATAGCTGTGCCTGACTTTGCAGCATCTATTGTTGCATCACTTACTGCACCTTTTGCTTTTGTTAGTGTTTTCTTTGCTTCTAATATATTTTCTTTTGCAGCTAATATTGTTTTTGCAACTAATATAGCTTTGCCTAATCTACTTTCTTCTCCTGCTAATTTTGCAGCATTATCAAAGGCTTGGTTTCTTATTGCTTGTTTTCTTTCTTCAAGTTTTGCTAAATCATCTATTTCTTTTTGTCTTTTTTCTTCTGCCTGTAATTTGAATTTATCATCGATAGCATTTAATTCAGTTTGTCTTGCAGCTTCTAATATTGTTGTGTCCTCATTATATTTTTGTGCTTCTTGAATAAGTGCAAAATATTTATCTTGAACTGCGTTTTTTTCTATTTGTTGCTGTGATAAAAAGCTATCAAAGTATATTTGCTCTAATTGTTCTTTTTTAGCTAAGAATTTATTTAACTCATCAAATTCAAGATCTTGTTGTTTTTGAATTTCAGCTGTTTTCTTTTCTTCTTCATCAGCTTGTGTTTTATTTGTTCTTGCTATCTTAATATCAAGGTCTAATATCTTGCTTTTTGTTTCTTTAATCTTATTTTGTAACTCACTTGTTTGTTCACTTTCATTTGTTATAGCCTTTGTATATTCAGATGCTAATGCAGTTGGCTTAAAAGCAGCTGCTATTCCTATTTTAATACTTTCCCAAAAAGATACTTGTTTGTCTTGTTCTTTTGAATTATTTAATTGCAGCTCATATTGTTCTAATAATAATAAAAGATTTTCTTTTTGTAGTTTAAAGGTTTGTAATAATTTCTCATTAATATCATCAACTTCTTTTCCTTGTAATTTATATAATTCTTTTTGCTTTTCTAATAATGTAATTTCTTCATTACTACTTTCTACAATTTTATTTGTATTATTTTCAAGCTTTTCTATTTCAGGGTTAATTCCTGTTACCAGCTGTTTAATTTTATCAAAATTTGCAACCAATAAACCAATACCCACAGCAATAGCACCTACACCTGTAGCTAATAATGCCTTTTGTAAT